CATCGTTGATCGAGCCGTGAACATTGGGCGTATAGGTGCCGGATTGCGAGACAAAATCGATCTGGAAGATGCCGGTGCATGGGCTTGCGGTGCAGGCCGGAATGCCGCCTGAGGCATATTGCGGCGAGCTCGCCGGTAGCAGCACCGAAAAGCTGGCGTGCCTGACCGAGCCATTATCGCCATTCTCGCGATAGGTCCCGATCTGATCCCATTGGCACGGCAGCACCGCTGCGTTCGCGTGATCCTGGCAAATCGGGTAATTGGTTCCCGGCACCCAATCGCCGCGCGCCCAAGATTGCCCGCCGACATAAGGATAGCCGTTGGCCCCGGGCACGACAGCGCTCGCGGCGTCGGCGTTCTGAATCGTGAACGATGTGATCCCCGCCCCGGCGGCCGCTCCTGTCAAGGTGAGCGCCTGGAACTGCGGCGAATTGGAAATCCCGGTTTGCTGCGCGTAGGCGTAAACATCGGTATAGGTGCCGGCCGGGGTGCCACCCGCCGCCGCGCTTTGCTCCAAGGTGCAGGATGCCATCGCACAGCCGACTAGGTGAAAGGCACCGGTATTGCCTCCGGTGCAACCGCTGATCGGTGCATTCGTCCCGGTGCAGAGCGCCAGAGTGCCGCTGAAAGCAGGACCCGCACTCATATTGACCGTGAGGGTGCAAACGGAGCCGTTCTGCACCGCCGCGGTGAAGCTGCACGATGACGGCGTAATCGAGACGATGGTTTGCGCCGCGCCGCCCCCGCCGCCGCGACCGCCGCGCATCAGCGCTTCGACATCGGATGTGTAGGCAAGGCCGAGCGCGAATGCCAGCCATAGGAAAAGACGCAGCCGCCAGGAAATCATTTGCCATCGCCCGAGAAGACGTAAGCCGGGCTGCCGCCGCGACTATAGGCGTGGACGATCAACCAGCCGCCCGGCCCCACGGTTTGCGTGAACCCGAACGGATTGCCGCCGGTTATCCCGGCCCCTGCGACCGGCGACACCGGCCCAGCTCCGTCCTGGAGAAGTCCGATATCGCAATACCCTGCTGCGGTCTGCAAGTTGGCCGGAACCGTCACCGTCACCGGGCTCGCGCTGTTATAATGCACGTAGCCGAAGCAATCATTCGAGGTCAGAGTGTCGGTCGCGCTTGAGGTCATGCGAATCGGCTTGGACGCCGGCAGCAGCGCCGATCTCCACGCGTTGTTTAGGCAGAACCACAGTTTGAGATTGCCCGCGGCGCTATCAAACGAGAACCCGTTATCGGTCGGCGCCCCCGGCGAGCCTGTGCACGATCCGGTCGGATCGCCTGCGAGATAGCTTAGTATCGGCGGCAGCGGCGCGCAGTTGACCGCTGTAGCGGTAATCGACGTGACGAATTGCCCAGTCGGGCAAGAGCCGGTAGCGCCACCACCGCCGCCGCCCCCACCACCACCGCCGCCGGTTTGCGCGGTGAACGTCGTCGATGCGATCAAGGTGTAGCCGTTGTTGGCGTAGAACCGAGCCTCGTAGGTGTTCTGCGCGCTCGGCGCGACCATGCTGACGGTAGCCGAGCTCATCGCGGTCGGTGGCGGCGTGCCGGTGCCGCTCAGATAAACCCAATTGAACACGTCATTATTCGGGGTTGACGTGTGCGGCCCCAGGGCAATCCAATCCGTGTTGCTGCCACTGCCCCCGGTTACATGGATCGCCATCGTCGAGTCTGGCGCGACCGTCGCATTAGCCGACCCGTTGACGGTGATCGACTGCGCATGAGCCGTGGCCCAGAACATCAAGCCCAGGATCAAGACCACTAGGACCGCCAAGGTGCGCCAGGTGATAGCGTCAAATTGCCAAACCTTATCGCGGTCCATCATCAACCCCTTGTGCCAAAAAGCCGGAAACCGGAGCCGGTGCCGGGCGTGCCGCCGGAACTTACCGGCTTTGTCCACACCCGCACCCAATCGACCCCGAATTGCACGCCAACCCCATTGCCGCTGATCAAGACGCAATTGTGCTGGTTGGTCAGTTGTGTGATCCAGTTGCCGGTAAAGGGAGAAGTGGCACCGTTGCCGGCATTGGTGGCAGCAAACCCGGTGGTGTTGTACCAGTTGAGGATTACCTGACCGACCGGCAGCACGCCACTTGACAGCGTTTGTCCGTTGGCATCGGCCGCCGGCACCGCCATCACCCCGGCTACCAGCGCATTGGTGATCGTGTCCTGCGGGCTTTCCAAGAAAATGCCTTGATTGGTTTCCAATGCCCCGCCGGTCGTATACCACGCGGCATTGCCCCGCCCGTTGCCGCCATTGTCAATGTTGTCTTCCTCGACGAATTGCACCGTGGCACCGATACCCGCCGTCAGAAACTCGGTTGGCATCGTCCAGGCGATCGTCGGCGTGCCGGACGAAAATTTGACTTCGAAATAGTATCCGCCTGGCGGGATCGGCGTCCCTCCCCAATAAGGTGCCGCACCTGTCGGATAGCACGACGACAAGATCGGATAAGAGGAAGGCGTCGAGACATTCTGCGTCAGCTTCACCTTGCCGCCCACGATCGAGGCAAAGCCGCTCGAAACGTTCTGCGCCGAAGACGTGCACCAGAAAGGCTGATTGTTGCAGCTCGCCACTCGCGGCCACGGCCCGACCGAATACCAATTGTATCCGGCGCTGTAAGGCTGCGCATTCTGCACCAGATCGATCGTCGAAAGAGCGGTGAAACTATCGGCGAGTATCTCACAGGTGTAGCCCATCGCCGCCACATCGGCCCGCGCCTGCGCTGTGTACGGCAGATCAGTGCCACACGCTGCCGAAGCCGCGCTCGCCCAAAGCAGCGCTCCAAGGCCCGTAACCAGCAGTTTTAGCATGATCCGGCCGTGCTCCAATAAAGGCGTAGGTTGTGGCAAAGGGCGGTGCGGTTGCCAGACGAATAAGCCGCCGTGTCGATCCGATATTCGCCGGCTTGGCCCTTCATGTAATAATTTGCCGCAGTGCTGCGCCCGCTAAGGTCAGATATTGTATAGCCCCCCGCCGAGCCATTGGTGCTGCCTGTCGTTTCGGTGCCATCTATATTAAGCACCGAAGTGCTCGCGGTTGTGGTAAACGTTGCTTGCGCCGTGTGCCATGTGGCATCGGTGGAACTCATACTGCTCAAGCTATTGCCCTCTGTTCCGCTGTTCCAACTATTAGCGACGCTGCGATTTAGACTTGCGGCTGCACCGCCGCCAGAATTTTCTGTACCTAGAATAATTTGGAAACCCAACACTGCATTGTCTCCGGTTACATTTACCGCAGTGCTATACGAAATCGGCGGCGAAATACTGGTGATCGTTCCGGTAAGTATCATCGACGAGCCGTCGAATTGGATGCACGGCAATGTACCCTTGCAACTAAAGATTAGCTGCGGCTGATTGGCGTTAGTCGCCTGCGTCAGGTTGGCGGTCCCGACCTGATCGTAAAGAGTCGTGACAAAACAGGCCGTTGCGGAACAGAACGAGCTCGCGCTCGCTGTGTCGAGCGATCCGGTGTTCAGGATTTTGATCGTGCTCGTCGTGTTGTCGCTGGCGCGCCGGATGATCATCGCGTTGTTCGCGCCGGTCGAGTAGGCGCACGAGTAGCCGCGCACGCCCCAATAATGGGCCGCTCCCGAGAGCGCATCGCCCGAGCCAAGATACCCGCCGGTGCAGCCACCCCCGGCGACGGTAGCTTTGTCCTGCGCGCGCACGTGCCACGGCAGCCCTTGCGCGTGAGCCGACCCGGCCAGCGCCAGCAGCAACGCCAGAGCGCGGAGGATCAAGTGCAGCGCCCTCCGACCAAGGCAGTGCCCGCGGCTTCGCCAAAGACCGATATCACCGCATATTGCGCGTTGGTGGCGACGGTCGTGCAGGGCGAATGGACCGTGCCGGTGCCGGCAACCACCGTCATCGCCCCGGTGCTGAGCTGTTCGATGCCGATCGAGCACCCGGCCGGAAAGCTCGTATTGACCGTAGCGTTAGCCGGCGAGGCTGAGTTGTAGCGGTAAAGCGCGCCGCAAGTGATGGTACTGTCAACGGTGAGCGCGGTGGTGATAGTGATCGGCGCGGGACCGATCGTCGAGCCGCTGAACGTGTTTGTGCCCGTGAAGGTATTATTTGCGCTGGTCGAGGCGCCGGACGCGCCAGCGATCCCAGGCGGCGGAAAGACCACCATGTTAGCCGGACCCGACGAGCCGATAGTTTGCAGCGCCATACCAACCACCTGACCCGAGGCTGGATAGCTTGCGCCGCCATCCTTACAATTTCCCGCCGTCGTCGCGCTGATCTGCACGTAATGATTGGCCACGACACCCGCGCCGTCAAAAGTGCACGAGACAATGCCGTTGACGCCGACGATCGCAGTCCCGGTCGTGCCGCCCCCCGAGACCACGACACCGATCGCGCCCCCGGTATCGCTCGTCAACACCGTCACGGCGGTTGACGGCGCTCCCGTCAGCTTCGCGAGCAGCCCGTTGGTCGTGCCGGTGCCGCTGTTCGTCACCGGGACGGTCATCTGCGCCGCGGCCATGTGGCCGGCGCAGGCCAGAACCGCCGCCAGGAGCAAGATCCTCCATTTCATGACGCGCACCCCATGATCACGACGATGTTGGTGTTGCTGCCGATTATCAGCGCCCCGGCACCCGCGATCACGGTGCCGCCGCAGGCTGGTGCGATCGGCATGCCGCCGCCGCTGATCGTGACCATCTGCACCAGGTTGGCGCTCGCCGATGTGGCGAGCAGCAGCAGGATGACAAAGGCCCATCGGATCATCGGTACGTCACCTGACAGGCACCGGCCCCGGCGGGTGTTGACGGCCATGTCCCGGACCCGACCAGGATCAACCAATAGGCCGCCGGCACGGTCGTTGTCGTAACACCAAGGTCTTGCTCGGTTCCCGCCGTGCCGCCGGTTCCGACATTGCCGGCCGATGTATTGATCTTGACGCCGCCGGCCGGCGGCAGGGTGCCGCCGCTGGCAAAGGAATAGATGTCTACCGTCGCCGCGGTTGATTCGAGAGCGGTCGGCAGGCAGCGCACCCCGTAGACGATGCGCGGCGTCGCAAACCGCATAATCGGCAGCGGGTTGGTCGAAAGGTTCTCGCCGTTGCCCCATGTCAGCGGCGCATACTGTACCGGCCCCAACGGTGCCGAGAACGCCGTTGTCCCGGCGACTCCGCTGGTTGAGACAACCGTAAACGTGTCGGCAGGAATAGTGATCGCGGCTCCCAGAGCTCCACCGCCTACCTGCCCGTTGTTGATAGCGTCGGTCGATTGCGGCGTGAGCGTCGCCAGGACGCCGATCGTCTGGATGACGACCGCACCGTTGCTCGCCAAAGTCGCCGCGCTCGGCAATGTCAGGGTAAGGCCGGAACTGGTAAAGACAAAGATGTGCCCGTAAGCCCATTGCGTCGCGCTGACCGTGACCGCGCTCGGATTGGCGGTGATGCCGGCGCCGGTCAGCGCATTGGTTGCATAGCAAGTGCATGATGTTTGATAGGTGAAATCGACCAGCGCGCCGGCCGCGAGCTCACCGCCGACCAGCGCCACCGTCCCGGCGTCGGTCTGCACCATCGCCGGCTGCGCGCCGGTGCTCGCGACATTCAACGTGACAGAGCCGGTATTGGTGAGCCCCGAGCCGATACGCGCACGCACTGTATAGCCATCGGTGAGCGTGAACCCGCTCGGCGTCGGCGTCGCGATCGTCTGCGCGTTGGCCGTCCCGGCGGTCGTGCCGGCAAAGAAGATGCCGGCTGCCGGCCCGGTCGTGCAGGCGACGCCATTGACGTAACAGCCCTGCATGTTGAGCGTACCGCTGCCCTGCGCACCGCCGACCGCGGCGCCGACGACGACGCCGGTGCCGCCATCGGTGATTGTGCTGTTGCCGAGCGTTGATACCGAGATCCATTTGGTGACCGAGTTCGCGGTACCGGTGCCGGTCGTGCAGGCAGTTGAGAGATCGGCGCACGAGGCTTGCGAGAAGGTTCCGGTGCCGTTGCTTCTGAGCGCCCCGGTCACCGCGCCGGGGTCACTCGCGATCGTCAGGTTTGAGGCGAGCTTTAAAGTGCGGCTGCCGTTGACGACATCGAAGATCAACTGGCGTCCTGCCGTCAGCGCCACGCTCGAGGTCGCGCTCAAGGTCACGTCAAAGGATGCACTGGTGTCGCGCAATCCCAAGCTCGGCGACGCCAACAGACTAAGAGCGGTGATGCTCGGTTGCGTCGTACCGAGCGCAACCAGCGTCGAGCCGAGCTGAAAAGAAGAATTGAGAAGCGCCGAGTTCGGTAAGCCCGAGATCAGCGTGTTGCTGATCGTGCCGCCTGCGGTGGTTTCGACGATCGTATTCGACCCGGTGGTCCCGACCGGCAAGCCGGCGCCCAACGCCGTGCCGGCGGTATTCGACCACTGCGGCACAAAACCGACCGTCGTCGAAGCCGGGCCGGTGATACCGCCACCGCCACCCGATGACGCCAACACCTGGTTCGGAAAGGTGCCGGTCAGCGTCATCCCGGTGCCAAGCGTGGCATTGCCGAAAGTGGTGCCGTTGGCTGTCACGATCGGGCCAGCCGGCACCGTCACTCCGCCGCTGCCGTTTGCCGCTACGGTGATTCGCCCCTTCGCGTCATAGGTGAGGTTACAACTGAGGCACGATCCCGCCGTGATCACGCTGGTCAGCGTAATGTTGGGGAGCGTCGAGCCCGCCGCGTCGCCGGTCAAGGTTCCGACATTAGTCGCCGCCGCCCCCGGCGCCAGCACAGATGCCGGCACGTTGCCGAGCGTCAGGTTGCCGCCCGACAAGACAAAATATGATGCCAGCGTGCCGGCCGTGATCGTCGTGCTGGGAGACGCGCCGCCATAGATCGCAATCGCCTGCGGCCCGCCGGTGGAGACCGTGCCGCCGGTCGCGCTGATCGTGATCGAGCCACCCGCGCCGGCCAGCGAGATACCGCCCCCCGCGACCAGCGCTGTGTCCTGCGCGACCGCCGCGCCGCCGGTGGCGTTGCCGAGCACATGCAGGTTAGCGATCGACGGCAGGCCGGTGAGATAGCCTTTCGAGGCGATATAGGTGTTGATCTGGGCTGCGGTCACCGCCACCATTGGCGTAGCGGCGTTGCAGCCCTGGCAATCCGGGAGCTTGTCGGCGTCGGTGATCGCCGCACCCGCGCCAAGCTGATCGATGCGGCTTTGAGCCAGCGCCGGACATGCGGTGCCGATCAGCAGCAGCGTCAGCACGCCATATAAGATAACCTTCATTTGACCAGCAGAATGTTGGTGGTCGTGCCCGCGACCAAGAGGCAGTTTGTCGTCGTGCCGTTGATCAGAAGGCAATTTGACGGGATGACGACGGTGGTGCCGGTGCCTTTGGTGATGCGCTGGTCATCGATGCCCAGGCCAAAGCCGAGCCCTTGCGCGAGCGCCGCGCCAGCCGCCAGGCAGAGGCCCAGCGCTAGTAGAGCACGACCATGCCAACGCATGTCGTATTCGTCGCGAAAATTTGATAAGGCCGCACTGGCAGAAACGCCCCCGGCTGCACGTTAGCATAAGTGATCTGGGCATGATCGCCGGTCAGCGACATGACCAACACACACGCCGCCCCGGCCCCGGTCCCGGCAACGAATAGCGCCTTGGGAGAATTGGCGCACGGTGCCGTCCCGGCAGGCAGCGGTGCCGTGTCGCTCGGCGTCACCACCTTGGCGCAGGCCGCTTGATTGACGGTCCAGGTAGGCGTCTGCTGGGTTTGAGCGAAGACCGGCAGCGCGCACGCAACCAAGAGGCCGATCAGAAACAGCCGGATCATTTCTTGCCTTTCCGCTTGCCGCCGCCGTGCGAGACCACCGTAGCATAGCCGATCGACTTGGCGGCCTTGGCCGACTTTCCTTTTTTCTTCATCGAGGCAGCGACGTGCGCCGCCTGGCGGTCTTCTTTCGCGGTGAAGCGTTTACCCGGCATCCTAATTTACCTTTAGATTGACGTTTCCGGTGCCGCCGCCGCCGCTGGTACAGCCCGGCGATGGTATTCCCTGCACCGCGTCGGCGGTGACGATGTTTGCCGAGACTGTGCTACATCCTACCGACCAAATCGGCGTTGATATATTAGAGACAGTAGAACAAAGATTTTGGGCAAGTCCGGCGCCCGCGCTTATACCGATAGACAAGGCTCCATAGAATTGAAAGTTATTCCATATTGTATTCCACCCGCTGCAAGCGGTGCCACCGGCTTGACTATTGTAATTTCCCGAGCTGAAATTAAACAATGCCGATGGGACAGACGACGTGGACACGTTGGGGACTGCCGTAATCGCGGTCCCGGTGGCAACCGCTGGCAATCCGGCATTGGCATCAAACGCGCCGCCGCTAGGTATTCCAGACAACCCGTAAACCCCGCCGGATATGACCGGCGTGGTCGAGAAGCCGATCGTTACGGTACAACTCGCAATTGTGCTCGCGGCGTATGCCGTCCATTCTTCTTGATCGATGTCACAGGTACCGGACGCGTTGTTGTGGCAATACGTGCCCCCGGTGAAGTTGATAAACGTCGTGCGCTTGCGCAATGACCAAGAAAGCCCGCACCCAGAAACGCCAGTCGCTTGCGGCGTACCATTCGAGGTAAAATCGACCGCGCCAAAATTGAGGATGATTCGCTCGGGTGCCGATGCCGTGACGAGTGTAAGTGTAAGATTATTGCTGACGCTGGCGCCGTTGGTGTGGATGCTACCGCTGTCCACCATCGGCGGGGTCGCCGCCGCCAGCCTCGCGCAGAGGCATAGCGCGATTACTAGGATCGCACGCATTTGAGCGTGACCGAAGGGGTGGCAAAAGTCGCGTCGGCGCTCGCCGGAAACGCCAACTCGACAAAGTCGGTGGCCGCCAACGTCATGCCACCACTAGAGGCGAAGGTCGGTTGAGAGAACGCGGCAGCACCCGCGCCCCACGCAATAGTGCCGCGCGGGGTTCGTGTCCCCGAGCTCGTCACCTGATTGACGTTGACCGTCACCGCCGCGGTCGGTGCCACTTCCGAGCCGGCCGTCGATCCGGCAAAACCGGTCGGGCAAGTCGCCGCACCGTCCATCGAAAACAGTAACACCAGCCCATTTGGCGGCACACCCGACCATCCCAAGGTAACTTCGTATGGTAGCGGTCGAAACGTCGGAGGCGCCGCCGCGCCCGAGGTCGGGCCCGCCCACACCGTGTTCGCGGCTTCGGGTGCCTTGGGGATGATCAGATTGCACGCCGGCCCGGTGCATGGCGAGCCGCCGACCGGCGAGAGCTCGGGTGGGGCGGAGAGAGTGATGCTGGTGATCGTGCCACTGCCGCCGCCAGTGTTGACGCAGTTGAGAAGCGCGTAAAAGTTCGCCATCACTTGCGTCGCGTCAGGGACGACGCCGTTTTGCAGCACATAGGGAAGCGTGCAGGTTGCCGCTCGAGCGCCGCCTGAAGGCCCGGTGATCAGCCATACGGAGAGAAGCAGCAACCCGCACACCCGCATCATCATGGCGTTACCGTCACGATGAAAGGCCAGTAAGAGGTCAGCGCGCCAGCGGCAATGCCCTGTACCTCGCCGATGATCTTGTTGATGCTGGGTGCGCTCGTCCAGTTGGTCACCAGGTTAGTGCCGGTGATGATGAATTGATCCCCGGCCGCGCTCGCCACAGCCGCTTGCGAGAGCGTCGCGGAGAGGCCCCCGGCGGCGATCGAGACGATGTAAGTGCCGGCCGGGATGGTGCCGCGCGAATCGGTGATCATGTGACCCGGCAACCATCCTGCGGTGAGCGCGTTCGCGGAAAACCCGCCAATCGTCGTCGTCCCGTTGGTACTGCCGAGGATGGCGCTGTTGTTGTAGGGAGCCAGCGCCAAGAGATTGCTTTGGTTGTACTCGAGGATGAATGCGGCAGCCTGCGCCGCGCCATGCGGCGAAAGCTGCGCCAGCAAGGTGCCGATGACGGTTCCCTGACTGGCGCCGGCCGCGACCACTACCGCTTGCGGCTGACCCTGAATGACCGGCGCGGTGGGGAGTGGCGGCACCGAGATGTCGAGCGATTGGGTCGGCCAGTAGGACAGATACCCCAATTGCTCGTAGCGCAGCCGCAACGAGCCGATTGTCAGCCCGAACCGAGAAAGGCCGGTGATACGGAAGCGCGCCTGCTTAAAGACGAGCGGCTTGTGCCAGTTTAGCCGCTCCTGGCGGAAGAGATCCGGGACGGCGTACCAGAGACCCGTCCCCCATAATTGCGGCCCGCCCCACAGCGGCATCGAGTAGGGTCCGGGCAACATCACCGAATCGAGCACCGTACCGGTCTCGTTAAGCGCCTGGATGCTGACTGGCTGATCGGACGGATGCACCAGCCCGAGCGTTGCCTCGACGACGGCGTTCTCGGCGATAGCACCGGTGTCCGGCATCAGGCACGTTTGCGCTTCCCAAGTCAGGGTCGAACCGTCTTCCTCGAAATCGACAAACCCGCTCGGCTGCGACGGACTCTTATATAACTGCGCGGGAACATCCTGGGCGGCGGTGATGAAGGTATCGCCATAGCTGGCGATCGCCGAGGTTTGCAGCGTATGCGGGCCGCTCCACACCTTGCGCGGCAGATCATACCACCATTCGATCCAGGGTTGGCCGATCTGCTGCCCGTTTTGCAGCGCAAACCGGATCACATTGCCGTTGGCGGCGCCAACCGCGCGCGAGTGGTCTGCGATGTTGACAAAGGGCAGCGTTACGCCGGACCCGGCTTCGCCGATCGGCTGACCGATCGTCCCGGAGAAATCGATCATTCTCACCCCCTCGGGCGAGATAAACGCCATCCCGAGCGTCGTCGGCACGATCGCGGCCGGCGATTGGGTGCCGGTGGCGACATTGAGAGCCTGCACCGCGAGGTTGCCGAATTGCTGATCGCCGGTTACTTGCTGCACCGCAAGATCGGATTGAAAAAGGTACATCGCCGAGGTCATGCCGCCGCTGACCGGCGAGAGCAACGGCTGTCCGACGCAAGCCGTAACAGCCTCGCGATTGCCGGGGATGATGGCCTGGCTGGCGTTCGTGATCGAGGCCGGATTTTGCACGTCCGAGAACGGCGCACCGTCCTGCTGACAAGCAAAATAGGCCCGGCCGTTGAAATTGCCGACTCCTATAGGGGTTGACGGCAATGGGTTGATCGCGGTGGTGCCGCCGCACCACAACGGCGCCGCGATCGTGCCGCCGGTAATCGTCAACGTCGAGGAACCGCCGATCGTGGCGGCTTGGCTCAAAACCGCCGTGTAAAGCCCGCTGATCGTAAAAAGTCCGGTGATCAGCGCGGTTCCGAGAGCGGGATTGTTGAGGGTGATGCCAAAAACGGTCTGCGTCGCGGTCTGGCTGATCAGCGCGGTTGCATTAGCCACCGTCCCGGTGACGAGACCCGGCCCGGTAACCGTTGAGCCAACCTGCGGTACCGGGAGAGGCAAGAGCGTGCCGGGCTGGTAGCTGACGGTTATGTAAAGGCCGGTTTGTCCGCCGCCGATATTGCCCGGCTGACTGGTGTAGGTCGGATTGAGAATATTTGCGATGCGGGTGCCGGCCGGGATACCAGCGCCAGCGACATTCATCCCCGCCGACAAGCCGGCAATTGAGGCAACCCCGGCATTCGGGTTGCCGCTCACCAGGGTCGCCGGCACGCTGATATTCGCCCCGGTCAGATCGAACCAGCCAAAGACCGAGGAACGGTCGGGCGCATTATTGAAGGCAATCGGCTGATTGGCAGCGGTTGCGGTCGCGGCCGGCGAGATCGAAACCGTGTTGCCGTGAAAAGCGACGGTCTGATTAGAGAATGTCGTCGCCAGCGTCGTCGTGATCGTGATCGTCGTCCCGGCAATCGCGGTGATGTATCCCGAGAGGCCCGTCCCGATCGCCGACATGCCGAGAAACAAGCCGGTCGAGTTCGCCACCGTGAAGAAGTTGTTGCCCGCAATGCCGCTCGACGACTGATTGATATCGACGGTTTGAACCCCGGAGGTTGCGACCGTGCCAGGAGCGAGACCAGCCGCGGCGCTCACCACCATGCCGGGGTAAATCTGCCCGGCGAAAAACCCGGTGATCGTGCTCTGCCCCGCCACCACATTGCCGGTGATGCTCGCCGAGAAGCTGTTTGGGTTGTAGATGCCCCCGGCAAATCCCGGATGCGTGAAGACGACATAAGGACCGACGACGGCGCCGATCGGCAATTGCGTCGCGCCGACCGGGTTGGGATCGGTGGTCGGCGTGTTACCGACCGTGACGCCGGAAACCGACACAACCTGTCCGGTGATCGCCGAGACCGCATAAGGTTCGTCATGGCCCGGATTGCGCGTCGTCGTGATGAATCCGAAAATCGTATCGGCGAGGATGACGGGGTTGCCGCGCACCGTCGTCGGGTTCGTCGAAAACGCGGCATTGACGAAATTGGTCAGATAGTCCCGCGCCGGCCGGCAAACCCATTGATCCATCGTGCCGGGGTTCGGCACCAGATTGATCATGTTCAGAGCGGCGCCCTGGAAGACGTTGCTGCCGTCGAGAGCATCCGAACAACCCCGCGGCTTCCATGTCACGGTGCGGGTGTTGCGGATCGGCATCAGAAACCGAAGGTAGCTTTGCTCTTGGGGAGGTTCGACCAACCGGGACCAAAGCGGCGGCGGTCGAGCGAGACCGTGCGGGCGCGGTTGTTGTAATCATCCTTCATCTGTAGCAGCGAGCGCATCTGGGTCGGCACGCTGTTCGGAGCTCCCTCGCCGAGAAATTGCATCGCCCGCGCATCGTCGCTCTCGTGCATCAGCCGCCCGGTGACGGCATCGACCAGCGTATCCTGGAAAGCGAACCAAGGTATCGCCGTCGAACTCGCCGGGTTGGCGATATCGGGCGGGATGCGGTAGTAGCGCACAAAGCACGGATAGGCGCCGCCGGCCGGCGGCCACACATAGGCGATCGGGTTGACCGCGAAGGTGAGGCTGGCACCGGGGCCGGTCGATAGCACATCGCCGGGAACCGAGAGCGTCACGCCGGTTGCGGTGATCGATCCCGCCACGATCTGCGCGACGCTGCCGAGTTTGATCGCGTCGCCATAAACGCCCATGCCGGCAGTCAGCCCCGCAGTCGTCAGCATGTTGACAATCACGCCCGAGCCCGCCGTCGTCGAGCCGGTCGTCGTCAGGACATCGCGGCGCAGCGAGGTGTCGGTTGCCCAAAACACCGGGTAATTCTGAAACCCGGCCTGTTGCCATTGGTGATCGAACTCGTTGAGATCGATCGGTGTCAGTTGAAATGGATAGCCGGCGACGGGATAAAACTGAATATCGCCGCGCTTGGCGCGCAGGTAATCGGCCGGCAGTGTGAACGGACCCGAGGCGAGTTGCGCCTGTAGGTTGCCGATCGGTGCGGTGGCGCCGGTGAAGTTGAAGTTGAAGGGCGCCTTGTTGACTTCAAAATCATAGCGTTGCGCGAACCATTGCAGCGCAAGGTTGAGGCACGCCCCTTGATCAGCCGCGAACCCCGGTACCTTGGCCCGATTGCCGGCAAGCTGACAGATTTGCGCGGCGTTTAGAGGCATCAGCCACCGTTAAGATGACCATTGGTCAGCCGCAAGCACTCGGTAATGTCGGCGTCCATCTCGCTGAGGGTTTGCTCTTTTTTGAGAATGTCGTTTTGCAGTTGCGAGCGCTGCGTCTCAAATTCCTGGTTCGCCTTGATTTGCTCGGCCTCGACAATCTTGATTTCGGAATCAAGCTTGGCAAGCTCGCTAACTTGGCCGCCGCGTGGCTGATACTCGCCCCGCTTGCCGCTCGCCACCCATTCGTCCGAAAAATAACGCTGTTTGTCGCTTCGTTTTTTCTCGCTTTCGGCTACACGGGCTTGCCGGGCCGCCATCGTCGCAGCAAACGCGCCCTCCATTTCAGCGAGCGCCCGCTGATTCTGTTCCAACAAGATGAGCGTCGCCTCGCGCTGCCGGTGCAGCATCGGCAACCGCACAATCGCGCGCTGCCGCCGCCCGACCGCCACCAGCCGGTCGAGCGTATCGTCGAGCAGAAAGCGGCTGTCTTCGGCCGACACCGCGGCGGTCAAGTCGATTTGCGTGCCGTCGTCGCAGGCAATGCCGACTCGCATCGCGACGCCATGCGAGATCGGCTCGTCGCGCTCGCTCATCTGAGCGCCCGCACCACCGCATCGACCGGATCATCGCTGGGCGCCCCGACTGTCGCCCCGGTCTTGCCATTGACGCCGGCAACGCCGTGCAAAAAGGCGCCGGAGGCATCCTGCCGCACCAACGCATTGGGGTTCATCGTTCGGCCGCCACGGGCCGCATAGTCGCGGCGGTATTGCTTCTTGTTCGGATTACCCGCCCGATCTTCGCTATCCCAGCCGCGCGCTTCGGTCTCGGCGATATCCTGATATTGCCGGCGAGTGAAAGTGTAGGTGTACCCTTGGTGATACTTCACCCCGTCGATCGTAATGCCATCGGCGAACGGCGCCACGTTGATCGTGTGCTCGATCAGATCGTCGAGATGATCGGTTAGGCCCGCCTCGCGGCGCAACCGCTGCAATTCCTCAGCGGCAAAGGCGGTTTCGCCGTCGCGCTGTCGAGACTTCTCAATCTGGCGCAACTCAGCGGCGATCTTCTCCTGTTGCTCGCGGCGAATGCGCGCGACGACGTCGGGCGGCAGCCCGTATTTGCCAACTGGCGCGGACGCGGGCATGGCTTCGACTTCCGGTTTTGCCGAACGGTTGGCTGCCGCGGTCGCGCGGCCTCGCGCCAGCCTCTCGCGCAGCGCGAGCCGCTGCTCGTCGGTCAGAACGCGCTTTGCTCTTTTCGTTCTCATGTGAATGTCCATTGCGAGCCAGGGTAGTTGGCCGATGCGCCGGAAACCAGGATCGGCCAGCCGGTGTTATCGCGAGCGATCACATCGCCGGGCCGGATCTTCAGGACGCCCCTATTTGGCACAAAGAGCCTTCCATCCCGCTTGAACCAAGCGGTGTTGTCCTGCGGCAGAACAAGCAGGTATTGCCCGGTTAGCGAGGTTGTCGCAGCGGCGCTCATCACCATCGTCGTGCCGGAAAACGTGACGACATAGGTTGTCGAGGGAATCCCGGCCCCGAGCACGACATCGCCCGGCGTGATCGTCGCCAGCGGCGCACCCGCAACGAACGTAACTGCGGTGACCGTCACGGTGCCAGCGGTGGTCCCGGTCGCGATCGTCCCGGTAGGCCCCGGCGAATCGGGAACCTGCGGCGCCCCCGGCGTCCCTTTCTGCGCCGTCCACACATCGGAAGCGAGCGAGTTCTCGAGGTTGCCGATGTCGGTGTCGAGGGTCGCCGCGCCGGGAAAATATTTGAGCGCGATCAGCAAATTGTTGGCATTGGTGCCAAAAGTGTGCAGCGCCATCCTAAGACCTTATCGCTTCTACGACCTTCTGCCACACCGCCTTGTCGTCATCCGAAAGACCCTCCCACGGATGCGAGGCGGCCGGTGCCGCCGCGGCAAGCCAAGCCTCATAAAGTCGCTTGGCCCTCGCTTCATCGCTCGGTCGGGTATCGCGAGAACTTTCAGCCATCAGCCGCCTCCGGAAGTCCAGGCTTGCAGGATCGGCAGCGCAGTCGCCAGTTGCGCGTCGAGATCGCCCGACAGCGAGGCCGAGGCACCGCCGACCGGGGCGGTGTTAACGCCGTGCAGCGCCAGCCTCAAATTGGCTTGCGTCAGCGGATATCCGCCCGGCACGAGAATGCCGACCGGCCCTGGCCCCACCGGCCAGCCATCGGAGGTCGCATTCGGCGACAGGCCGGCGATGCCGCCGAGAATGTTGCCAGAGCCGACGACGTTGACGACCGGCCCGGGCTGCGGCCGGAACACGCGCTTTTGCGCCGACGCTTGGGTCATCGGCCCGGCGCCATCGGGGTACCACGCGATCGTCAGCTCGTATTGCAGAAAATAGGCCATGCCGGACTCCTTACCCGAAGGTGGCGCTAAAGGCCGATGCGCTCTCGATACGCGCGACGAAATTGGAGTTCAAGATCATCGCCCCGAGAAACGCTTTCCAGCCGGCGACGCGAAGCTGGTTTACCGGGTCGATCTTCTCGGCGGAATTGAGATAGCTGTATTCGATGTTTTCGAGCTCGACGACGGCAAAGGCGCCCTGGCCGAACACGAATGTCACATGCACCGTGACGCCGACCGCGGGCGCGGCGGGCGGTACTTGGGGCAGACCGATGCCGGTTAGGTTGACGGTAGTGTTTGACGGGATTTGCACCGCCTGCCCCGCCATCGAACCCGAGGTTGGGCCGGACGGGGAGAGCCCCAAGGTTTGCGGGCTAGAGGTCAAACCGACATAGATGTTCCAGGTGTAGCCGGCGACGTTTGGCGTCGTGACCGGGATATTCTGCCCGGCGGTCGCGGCGGTGCCGGCCGAAACCGCGCAAATGTAGGACTCATACTGGTTCTGCGAGTCGCTGCCGGTGACGATGATAAAGTAGGTACCGGCGGCAAACCCTGAGCCGGTGCCGGTCGCGGCGCCGACCGTGAAAGCGGTGTTGGCGGCGCCCAAAAAGCTCGGCGACATATTGGTCCGGCAGAACCGGATCGATGACCACTCGCCGACTTCATTATTATAGAGTCGGTTGATGTCGGAGTACGACCACGCGTTGACGATCGTCGGGTTCTGCCGCAGATCGGCGAGCGCCAAACCGCGGCCGACCGCGACATAGTGCTCGTGCGAACGCGGGTTGCCCGAAGCCCCGGCGCCGCCTTCGCGAATGTTCTCCCGGATCTGCGGCTCGGTCGAAGCGTCGTAGTAGGGTGCCCCGATATCGTCGAGCGCGGCTTGCGTGCGAATGATCGTATAGGGATCGAGCACATCGCCCGCGACCAGATTAGCGCGCGAGCCTCGCAAATTGGGGTAGTTGACCTGGGTCGTTCCCATCAACACCAGGAAATCGTTGCGCTCCAGGCACTCGCCGACCTGATACCCCAGCATGCGCTTGGCTTGCTGAAACGGGTCGTGAAAGATCGTCAGCTCCGCGACATCGGTGATGACAACCAGCCCCGCCCATTGCTGCGCCGTCCCGATCACCTGCTGGATCGTCAATTGCTGCGAGGTCGGCGGCACTCCTTCAGCGATCGGCGCATAAGGCAGCGGCAAGCGCTGGTAGCGCGTCGCCGACCATGTGTTGCCGCGTCCCTTGGGGATGCGCTTGCGCTCGCCAAACTGGTGGATGACGAGGCGGCGCTGCGCGATCGGCAGCACTTCCTCGGCCAGATAAGCAAGTACGTCGCCCTGTAATGAACCGGCGGTCGTTTGTGCCATTTAGGCCCCCTGATGCGGGGGCGACGCCCCCTTAGATGAGGACGTTGCGCATGTGCTCGTAACCGCGGCGCCCGGCGGCGGTGTTGCGCGCGGGTGCCGCGACGTTGCTGCGCCCACCGGGCGGGCGGGCACCGTTGGCCGCCACCGCAGCGGCGGCCTGGTTGCTCTGTCGGGTCCGCGCCGATTTGAGATTGCGGCGGGTTGCCTCGCCGACCGCTTTGTCGAGCAAGTCGATGCGGGAGACGCCGGGATACTGCCGGTGAAGCTGCTCGACCTGATCGGCGAACCGCTGTAGGCGAGGATTGTCTGCCAGCTCGCGCTCGTAGGACTGCCGATCGGCGGCGTCCCATACTTGAACCTGCGTAACCTGGATCGCTTGCTGAACCTTGCGCTCTGAGCGTTGGGCGTAGAATTGCGAGACGCGGGCGGCCTGCTCGTGCGGCTGCAGCATGGCAACCTGTTCGAACATCGCCGCTTCTTCGGCGCGCTCTTGCTGCGCGATCTGCTCGGGAGAAGGGCCGCGCGGTTGCTGTTGGGCGAGTTCGAGCCGGTCGAGGCGTTCGCGGAGCTCGCGGCGTTCGGCGCGAAGGTTGGTGATTTCCTCACGAGCGGTCGGCTTTACACGTCCAGGCCGCGGCGGCCGGACTTCAACCGGCCCCCCGCCTTCGCTTTCGCTATCGGTTTCGGGAGAATCCCGCTCTTGTCCGCTATCGCCGGCATCGGAGCGCCCTTCCGGCGCGTCGGATGCGGCATCGGCATCTTCGATTTGGTCGTCTTCCCATGCTTCCTGGGCATCGTCGAGCGACTCCGATTCGCGATCGGCGTTGCGGTCTTCCGACATTCTTTACTCCAGGCTGACGTATGCCGAACCGATGCCCACTAACGTCAGGGGCGACCGATGGGTCGATCCGCTACATCTTGTGATTCTGATTTGTCAAGAGAGTTGCAAAAGAAAAGCCCCGGCAGGCCGGGGCAAGGCTAGGGGAGTTCCGATACTTCCGAGACCTTAATATCAGGTCCTCACCGCAGCGGCGCAAGGCGGCTGAGCCCATCGAACAGCACTAGCCCGGTCAACCCGAACATCAGCATATAATAAAGATGCGGCGCCCACGGCCAGGGTGCCGTCGCGGCGGCCGGCGGGTAAAAGAACACCAGCCCCAGCACAAAAAAGACGATCCACAAAATTTCGATCAGCATCACATTCTCCGCGGCATTGGAATGACCCCGCCGGCCTTTGGCATCTGGTCGGGGTGCAGCGCGCCGGGCGGGCCGCGCAAGGGACGAGGTTGCTGCGGCTGCGCTCCGGGCAGGGAAGGCGTTGGACCGCGCCCACCCCGCCGAGGCTGACCGCCCGGCTGCTGCATCTGTGCCCCCATCGCCGCCTGCATCTGCGCTTGCGCCTTCATGCCCATCGCGATCGCGTGCAACTGCTGATGCCGAAAGGCGATGTTGTAGGCCGGCGTGCCGGGCGGCGTTGCGGCGAGCAACTGTTGGTGGACCTGCATATGCTGCGGGTCGTTGTCAAACGGCGAGACTTCGGGTTGCAGACCCATCGCCATCATCTGATTTTCCATCTCGGGATCGAGCGAGACCTGATCGCCGATGTCCTGGAAAATCTTCGGCGCCAGCCGCGGCGAGAACGCCGCCTCGACGACATGCGCGATCAGCGGCACCAAATTCAGCCGCTTGCCGGCTTCCATCACCGATGGGTGCTGCGCCATCGGCGCGATGACGTTGACGGCGGCGATCTGCTGCTGGATCTGCTGCGCCGAGCGCGAGGCTTGGACGCCCCACCAGACATATTCCCACCGCCGTCCCATCTGGATCGGCGGCACCGTGACCATCTCGACTTTCAAACCGAGCTCGCCAAACGCCCGCACCGTCTTCTCGCGGTCGCGAAATTGCGCGTCGTACTCGGCAAAACGCGTAACGAGCTGGTCGAGCATGCCGGATTCGAGGTTGTGAACCTCGGTGTCGGTCATCAGCAGTTCGATGCGCTGCACCTGCGCGACCTCGGCCTGGTTCATCTTCCGGTTGGTCGGCAGTTGCGCCATCTCGGAGGGCGTCACCCCCATCGCCAGATTGATCATGCGCTCGGCGCCGAGCACCGCCTCGAACGCTTTCGGCAACAGATCGGGGAACTGGATGGTCTCGATCGCGCCGGCCGGCGCCGGCCACAACGCCTTCAGATCCATGATCAACGCATCGACGTTCGGCACCTTGTCGGGGTCGTACCTGACCGGCGGCAGCATCGTGAAAGTGGCGTTGTCGAGCCCTTCGCACATCAGATCGTTGGCGACGTATTGCATCTCGGCGACGCCGGGTTTGATCTGCGATAGACCCTTAAAGTTACCAGGGAGTTTATCCAAAGGCACAGAGATAACGTCAGGCTTATCGCACCAATAAGGGCAAAGCCGACAAGATAGCATTCGATGCTCACCAGCAAAGTACACCAGGCAAAGGCGCTCCACCCTATCCTTGCCTGTTCCGACTTCCAGTTTCGTCCAAGTGCGATATACAAGCGCAAAGTCGTTCTTCCCTTTGATGCCAGCGGTGTCGAGGTTTAACCGTTCCTGATCGGTGGCGGTATCCTTCCGCATCGCCCCGAGCAATTCCTCGCCGCTGTCGGCGTCGATCTCGCCTTCCTCGATCAGCCATTCGATCTTGGCTTCGTCCCAACGCCGCAGCACCGTCACCGAGCCACCGAGGTCGAGCGCTTCGGAGAGCTTGTCGGCGGTGGTCGGCAGCACCAGCAGATCGGCGTCGAGCACCACTTCGACATCGGGTCCGGCGTCCTCGATCTCACTGGCTTTCAATGACATCACCGGCTCGGCTACTTCCGGCGGCATGTCCATTCCCATCAGGCGAATCGGCTGCGGGATGCGCTCGACGACGCTGCGCTTGCGGCTCTGCCACGTCACCAAGAGGCTCGCCTGCCCCTCGACGATGCCGGCCACCATCAACCCCGGCATGATCAGCGAGCGGAGATCGGCGCGCCGGATATAGTGCTCGAGCAACGCCACTTCGGCATCGGGCGAGATGTCATCGTGCGAGATGACCGCGACGTGCCGGCCGCTGTCGGGGAATGCCTGGTTCAGCCAGCGGCGGCGCAGGGCTTTGACGGCATTTCGCACCAGCGGGACATATACTTTAGTATTACCTGAGTAGAATTGATTTGTACTCCGCTCGCAATTCCATATCTTCCAGTAGTCTTGAAGATCATTGGAGCGGTCCATCTGCGCCATAAATCCGCGTTCGACCGCCCGGTAAACATCAGTCAACTGCTCCCGGATATAGGGCAGTTTGACGAGCTCAGCTGAGCGTTTGGGGAAAGCCATCAGGTTTCTCGTTCTCCCTTATTCTGGAACTCGCAGATTATCCAATCGATAATAGAGCCTAACGCTAGTATAATTCCCACGCAGGTTAGTCCGTAGAATATGGCGTCTGCATAAGTGGATAAAATGAAGCCTTCCATCAATGCACCCTGCGGTCCTCAAAAGCCGAGGCATACTGCCGGTAGCGTCGTCCCTCTCGGGTAAACGACCACGTTGCATTCTCGTCGAAGACGCCGGTCGCGCACAACCCGAGGGTCGATTCGATCCCCTCCATCAGGGTCCGGTAGAAACCGGGCTCGGGCTCGGGTTTGCCGGGCTTGCGCGCATAGCCAGAAGCCAGCGCCGCGAGCGTCCATCGAGCCTCCGCGGCAACTCTGAGGGCGGCAACATCACGCGAAAAGTGAGCCAGTTGCCGTCGCAGAAAATCTCGGCCGCGGGTCTCGGCGGCGCCTTGCCTAACCTCCGCTGGAATTGCCGCAACAGCTTGAACAAGGCCGATGTTATGCCACTGGTCAAAGTGGGACGGGGGCAGGCAAACCGAAATTCGAGCCCCAGCAGCAAGTCCCGCCTCGCGGACAATCTCAGCCGCGCCCCAGCCAGGATCGCCTTCTCGTATCCAGTCCCGAATGATAACGGTTCGTCCATTGGCATGCCCCACCAGCGCCCCGGTTGTCCACGCCCCGGTGGCGTTCAAAGCCAGATAAAGCGGCTCGCCCCGCGGCCAAAAGATGCGCTCGGCGACATGGACGGCGGGCAGGAAATCCTCGTAGACCGGGATGCCGGGTCGCAGGATCAGGGCGTAGGCGAGCGCATTGGGGCCGTCAATCCGACCTCGAGGAAAACCGACAAAAGCGCCGGCCAAATCGGGCAATTCAGTTGCGAACACGATATCCCCGCCTCGTGCATGCGGCTCAAGACCCCGGATAAATGCGAGCTTGTCGCGAGGTGCCCGCAAGGGTTGCAGTGGCAGGAAAACCCCACGCTTGGCGGCTTCGGCTCTGATCGGCTCACGCGCCCATTCCTCCAGCCCGACTTCCTCAAACCCGATCGCAACCGGGTGGTAGCGGTCCTCCAGATCGAACATGACCTCGATTAATTCGGAAGGCCGATAGAAACCTGTACGATCTTCCCAGACGACAAGGTTATTTCCGACCCAAGAGAACACAACGATTCCCGTAGCAGATGAAGTATTTCTTACCGTTCGCGCGGGGTCAAACATGCAATAGACAGGTTCATAGGTCCGAACCCGTCGTTCGACCCGGAAGTATTCTGGTCGGAAATCTCGACTGGTATCGTCAGCCGCATTGCACATCATCTCCATTTCCCAGATGTCGGCCTCACCGTGCCGCTGATACTCGGTGCGCTCGGCTTCGATCCACGACATCGGAAAGCGCGCCGGCCAGCTCGGCGCCTCGATCCCAGCAGCATCGACATAAGCAACCGGAAAATACCGCACCGGCCATCCCGCCCGCACCAGTTGCAGCGGCACGCAGTCGGCGTGCATTATTGTCGCGAGCACGCGCATACGTGCGCGAGGGTGACAGGCCAGCCGCAGCTCGCGCAGAAACCACCGCAGCATCCCGCGCCGGCCGTCCGGCGTCAGCACGTTCTCGGCGTCCTCGAAGTCATCGACGATGATCAGATCCGGCCGCGCCGAGACTTGTTTTAGGCCCCGGATATCCTGCCCGCGGCCCAGCGCCAGGATCGTCGCGCCGTTCTTTAACGTTAGCTTGGTCTGCGTCTGCGGCCCGCCGGCATCGAGCGGATCGGGCCAGAGCTCGAGCACCAGATCATTCAACCGCAACTCGGCCGCTACCGCACCCAACCGTTCCGCCGCCCGCGTCTCCGATGGTCCGATAAAGACGCAGCAGCGAAACGCCCCTTCGAGCCCGGCGACGACGACATGCTCTTCGGCAAAGGTACTCTTAGCCCCGCCGCGGAACCCGAGGATCACGATGCGCGGCTCGTCCGACCAAAAACACTCGGACAGCTCGTAGTGCCACAGTGCCGGCGGGTCCTCGTGCCGGTGCCGAAATAGTTCCTCGTGCGCCGCGAAACGATCCTCGCGCAGCCTGGCGAGAAGCGCCTCGCGGTCAGCCATGCACCTAGATCGCGGCCTCCATGCGCCCGGAATGCCGCCGACGCAGGCCCCACAGCGCCAACAGCGCCAGCCCGAGATAGGCCAGCGTCCCGGGCTCGCTCACCGGCAACGCCCCGGTGGTCGAGGAAAAGGTAAAGACCCCGCGGCCCGAGTTGCCCTGCGTCGTCAGCGAGAACTCACCAGGGGTCGGGGCAAACCCGGTCAGATCCGCCGTCCCGGTCCCGGTCACCGTCAAGGTGTCAAACGGCGGGCCGGGGGTGAACGCAAACGATACCGCGTCCAAGGTCAAGTCGGTCGAGATCCCCGCCTCGCTGAACGAGTACACCAGAAAGCTGGTAGAGGCCGATGTGAAATCGAACATCGTCACGCAACCCAGGCACGTCGGCAGGATCGAGAAATCCCCCGAATCCGCCCCCAGATTGTCCGCCAACCCAAGAAAATTGACCGAGGTTGCATCGAACGAATCATTCCCGTTCAACGATAGCGTCGAGCCCGCGGCGATAAACGGCAGCGCGTGCGCACCCTGCCCGAAGCACGCCAACAGCACCGCCGCTGCCGCGATTTTAGCGATCTTCCTCATTTCTGCTCTCCCAAAAGTGGTCGCAACCGCAGCATCACCGATTCGGAACCGACAACGCTGGTAAAACCCCTTCTGAGGCTATCAGGGGTTGTTTGCAAACGGTTTGCGACGCTCAGCCAACCGCCAAGCTTAAAAACAATCTGATCAGCCTCAGTCTTCATCGCCGCAATCTTCTCCGCAGCCGTCATCCCCATCCTCATCCTTCCAGCGGCCAATCCGCCATCGCATCCCATTCCGCCCCGATTTCGTCATCGTCGTCAAGCGGATTTTGCGCATCCGGGTCACAGTTAACCATTGTGTCCGCCGATTCGTCCTCGGCCAACTCCCACGGGCGACCATCTTGACGGCTTTGTAACATTGGCGTCACATATCCCTGCTCCCCAACGCAAAGAGCCCCGGGCGCTACTCCGGGGCTCTCTGGGGTTGAAACCTTCGGAGGGTGGCCGAAGGAATCTCGGCTGCTCTGTCCAGGGGAAATGGAGGACCAAGCCCATGTCACATACATCATCGCAAGCAAAAGTCAAGCCAAGCCGCGAGCGCATCCTAGAGTTGCGCGCGATGCGGCTGCCCTGGAAAGTCGTCGCCCGCCTGGTCGGCATCTCTCCGCAAGCCGCCCGCGACCGCGCCCGCGGCAAACGCCCGGCGCTAACCCGCAAAGACCCCGGCGAGCCCCCGTGGGACGCCGACACCAGACCCGGCGAATCGCCCCGCGAGCGCGCCTTCCGGCGCTTCCCGATCACCGCCCCCAAGCCGGGGCTCGAGTTGTGACCGACAGCTTTCCCAGCCTCGCCCACCGCGAAGCCGTCGCCCACAAATACGGCTTGGGCGACGGCTTCGGCGGCCCCTGCATCCCATACAAAGCCTGGGACCCGCGCGATCTCGCCCACTGGTTCGCCTACCACTACGGCTGGTTCCGCTTCTTCCAAGGCTCCTGGCAGCCATCCTGCCCGCTCGACCGCCGCGGCCGGCACTACAACCGCAACCTCGCCGAGCAGACCTGGCATATGTATTGCCTCAATTATTGCAGCAATTGCCGCAAATGGTGGCCGTGCCAAGCCCACGGCGAACCCGTCGATCGACTACCGCCAACCCCGCAGCAGCTCGCCCGCGTCCGCACCCTTCTCGCCCCACTCGGCGGACCCCCGCAAACCACCGAGTTGCCCCCCGACGAACGCTGGGACCAGCGCAACCGGCGCGTGTTGGATGCAATTGGAACTCCTCCCCAAACAATGGCGGAAAACAAGGCCCGCGACGACAAATCAACGACTTAACCACATCCCTTGCGCGCGCGCGCGCGCGGATTTATATCCTTACCTTTCCTGAAAGAGCCTTTTTACGGAACTAGGGACAACCGTATGGAGTAAAAAGGCTCTTTCCTTACCGCCATCTCGCGCGCGCGAGGCCCGCTCCGCTTGCCGCTCGATGCTCTCGCTGCGCGGGCCTCTCTGTGCGCGCGCTTCCTCCCCCAGGCTCGCCCGAAAAACCCAAAGTGGCCGCAGTTTGCGAAGGGGGTCGCGAAATCAACCGACCCAGAGCCGAGCCCAGAATTTTCCCCGTACCGTAAGGGCCGATTTGCCGGCCGATTTTCCATAATTACCCTTATGCGACATCCGACCGCACGCAATATCAACGGCTTAGCATCGAGTGGTTTTGTCGCCTAGCCTTGAAACACTACATCTTGTGCCAAGCAATCGAGGCTTGACGGCAAGCGCCAGGCCGGCGTAGCGGTCAGTGCATGCGTGCGGGCGTATGCGTGATGATTTCATAAATGGCCGGCAATCCGATCAACCGGGCTCGAGCGCTCGAGCGAGCACAGATGCCGGCGGTCAAGCCGCGGTTGTCGCAACCAGAGTTTGACGCACTTCCTCCGATGCAGAAGATCGAGGCGACGTTTGGCGCGAACATGCCAGCGATGTACGAGCTAGCGAGCGTGCCGTGGGATGTAGCGGACCTGCACGAGCGAGCGCTGAAGGTTAGGCTGTTCGAGGTTTACATCCGGGCGGGGTTGAAGTTTGCGGATCTGGAGACGCGCAAGTCGATGGGGGCGGCACTGCTCGAGGGGTTGCAGGCGGCGCTGGACGCGCGTCGGCCAAAGGATGCGACAGACTGACGCAGGTGCGGTGTCTGTCAATTTCCGCTTGACATTGGTTACGTCAAGGTTATCTTACCCGCGGGTGAAACGAGGAGGGTGAGATGATTGCATACGACGACGACGGCAAATTCAGCGCCTACGCTTGGCCTGGTGGCTATCCGATTTTCGAGATTATGGCAGACGGCGAGACATTGTGCGTTAAATGCGCAAATTCGGACGCGCCGGTTCACACTGACGCGCCAAACGATGATTGGCGCATTATCAGCAGCGAGATTAATTGGGAAGATTCGGAGCTGTATTGCGTGCATTGCGGTGACCGGATCGAAAGCGCGTATGCCGAACCAGAAGACTGAGGATTGGGTTGGTGAGCAACGGAGGGTGAGATGACGTATCAGATCGCGGTCGAGTACACCGACACGTTTGGCGGCGAGGCGAACTACTGCTGGGTCCGGCGCGCAACATTGGACATACCGGACGGCACTGGCCGCAGGGCGATCATGCGGCGGGCGAAAGCGGCGATGGGGATTTCTGGGTTACGCGGCCGCAGCTACTCGCACGGCGATATGTGGGAGTTTCGGCCCTATCGCTGCTGCACTGTGATGTTTGCCAATGTCGTGTACTGAGCAACGGAGGGTGAGATGAGCGCATGGTTTCTCGACTGATCCGCCATGACCGAGGATGATCCCGTTTACGAGCTTCGGCGACTGATGCTGAAGCGGTCGCAGACCCGGCAGCGCGACATCGTTCTGATGTTCGTGGTCGCGCTGGGGCTTGGCGCCCTGATGTGGGTGTGCTTGGCGGCCAGCGTCGGGTGGTTGGTCCGGGCGATACCGTGATCGCGCGGATCGGCAAGCTGGTGCTGGCGGTGGGGTTGCTGGCATGGCTGGCGGCGGCGGCGCACCTGACGTTGATGGGGCTGCTGCCGTGAGCTTGTTCCTAATCTGCGTCGTCGGTGGTTTTGTGCTCGGCTTTCCGGCCGGTTGGGTATGTGCGTGGTTGGGGGCGCTTTTTCGTCAATAGAGAAAAGCGCCTATTGGGGGTAACGATGCGAGACGGGTTTCGACCCGTCTTTTTTTTAGACCCACTCAGCGCGCTTTAAAACGACCCTTACGATTGGACGACTTTTGGACGAGTGTAGGGACGATTTGCTGACGCCATAGTTGCTATGCCTCTCCGAGCGGCGATGGTGCCGCGACAGGAGAGAGAGAATGAAGTCGATCATCGGGGTTTTTGTGCTGCCGTCTTTTGTGCTGACGTCGGGTGCGGCGTTTGCCGGGACCGGCGGCTCGGACTTTGGCGCGGGCGCCTACATCATACAGGAGGTCAGCCGACTCGTCGTCAAGCTGGCGGGGATGTTCTGATGCTGGCGCTCGAGCAATTGGTGCGGGATCGCCAAGCGCAGCTTGCTAGGCTGGTTGACGAACTTCGGGTGCGTGCCCCTCACTCGCGGCGTCGGATTGACGCAGAGCGAGCTCTGACCGCGGCGATTGTAGCGGAGATATCGTCACGACGATCTTAGGCTGCGGGCCGTAGATCTTGCGAATGCTCGCCTCGGCGATCTGGGCGTCATCTTTGTAAACGACGCCGTTGAGAGCGTCTGAGGCGAGTTTCGCGAGGTTGTCAAAATCGGGCCGCTTGGTCACCGCCCGGTACATTGCGGCGGCGCGCTTCTTCTTCGACCACGATTCGGGGATTCCGAAGACGGCAAGAAACTCGAGTCGTATCGCGCCCTCGAGCATGGCGCAACCATTCATGGTTGCCTCGGCTTTGAGCCGCAAGAGAGCGACGACGTTGCGTTGGTGCGCCGGCATATGATGGAAGCGGCCGCGGCTGCGTGCCCAGGCGACGGGCTCGCCTGGCAAGGTTATCGTGATCACGGCGCTTTCTCGCCGCACTCCGCGATCATTGCTTGCCAGCTCTTGGTATCGAATGCCTCGCAGGTGTCGTGGGGGCCGGTAAGCGGAACCGCGGCGTTCCAGGGGATATCCCTCCATTTATGGAAACAGATTGCCGCGTGCCCGGGCGATAGCGGCGCGAAATATCGGCAGTTTCGGCACTCGCGGTCGGTCTCGTGGTCATTCGCCATTCTCGATTTCTCGAATGATTTCCATAACGCAATCGCGCCCCTGACTCACATGCTCACGATGCCGCCGCACGATCGCAAGGCATCGCTCGCGCTCGGCTGCAATAAAATCCAGGGGAGAAGAAGGCCGAGCGGTCGCTTGCGACTGTAGCGCCGCAAGCGGGCATGCCGGATTATGGTCCGCCTTTGGCCCACCAAGACAAGTGCAGCTTTCGGTCATTTCATCAGTCGGCATGAAGTACCTTTTGTGCATAATGGCCGAGCGTAATACAGAGCGCAGAGCCAACATTCTCGTGCTTGTGTGACCGCTCTTTAGTTACCCGCTCATAGGCTTCAGCGAAGCGCGCGATGCGATCAAGAGCGTCAGCGAGACGAGATTCTCGGGTCGTCTGTGTATTGTCAGGCACGGCGCATTTCCCTCTCCAATCGGGAGTCCAGCGCGCGTGCTTGACCTCGCAAATCTGCCCAGATCGCCGCGTCGTCTGGTCCCTCGGCTTTGATGCAGTAATTGCCGCTCGTCATGGCGACGAACAGGAACATTTCATCATCGTGGATGTAATGGTTCATCCCGACGATGGCCCAGCCGTCCAAGTCGGGGTGACGCCAAGGGGTCGTCTGTGTCACATCAGGCATTTCGCGCACCCTCCTGTCGCCACCGTTTAAACGGGACGCCGCCTGGTTCTCGATATTCAGCCCACGGCCATCGCCGCAAGATAGACTCATCATTCACCCGCAAAATGTCCACGCGCCCCGGTTCCGGCTGTAGTGGAAAAATCCAGCGATCCTTAATCGACTGCTGATCGCCTGCCGTCCATGAGCCATTGCCTGTTGGCGGCGGCCGCAGCCGCAGCCATGTCGGAGCCCACAACCAATTGCATGCGCGATAGAGCGCTCCGGTGTGGCCTTGGCTTGGATCGGAATAGCTAACGATCGTCGACACGTCTGGCCGCGCCCGCCGCAGTGCGCGCACGAAGGCCGCCCATTGGCGGCTTCCGCCGTTCTTCTCAATCCCAAGGAGGCACCAGCGTTGCAGCTCGAGCCAGTGCGTCGGAAGGCGCCGCGAGGTCGGCGGCGCAATAACGATGCAACCGAACTCGTCAACCCAAGCGGCACCACGGTCGATTGCCCCGAGGTAATGATTCTCAGCGAGAATCCGGGAGACGTGTTTAGGCGGCGCCCACATTGGCGGTCGTTTGCTCAGGCGGAACTTCGGGCATCGATGCGCCTCTTTAGTTGGGTCGGGGTGATAGGCTTACCCTTGCGGCTCAGCACCGTCGCGGCAAGCTCCTTATAGGACGCGCCGGCACGAAATTCCGCCGCAGCACGCTCGATATCCGACTCTGCGTATTGCTGCCGGGCACCGCCTCGACGCCCTTGAGACGCAGCGGAGGCCAAGCCGGCGCGGGTCCGCTCAATGGCGAGATCGCGCTCGAGCTCGGCGAAGGCTGCGACCATCGCAAGCATGCACTTACCCATCGCGGTCGAGGTGTCGAGTTGCTGTGTGAGAATTCGGAGATGGGCGCCGGCCGAATTGATACGCTCGATCGTGTCGAGTACCTGGCGCAAGGTGCGCCCTAGCCGGTCGAGCTTCCAGACCGTAACGACATCGCCCGGGCGAAGCTCTTTCATCAGCCGGTTGAACGCTCGCCTTTTCTTCGCAGCGGCGCTCGCCTTCTCGTGGTAGATACGATCGACGCCAGCTTGCGCGAGCGCATCGAATTGCAACTGCGGATTCTGATCTGCGGTCGAGACGCGGGCATATCCGACAAGCTGCGCCGACGTTGTGGTTTCGGGCTCGTGCATAAAAAAATTCGTTTGCGCTTACATTTTTGTCTTGAACGACGGCTGATATAGCGCTTATATTTATGTTTGTCAAGAGGGAGAGAGCAGATGGCCACCAAGACCGAAATTCGCGAAGGCTTCAACCAGATGATCGCGGCGGCAAGCGCGGCGGGTGACAAAGAAGCGGTAGCGAAATTCGAGTTAGCTCGGGAATTCTTTTCGAATGATGAATTTAAAGCCGCCCTGCAAGATCACGTGTGGGCGCTGAACATGGAGCGGGCGGCCTAGCCGCCCCAAACCTGAGCAACCCCCCGATAGCGGAGGATGAGATGCAATTTTCATTCGATGAGCTTGCCACGCTCCTTGCCCTGGTTGATGCAGAGAAGGATAGCGTAAAGCGCTCGCTAGAGCGTCCCTTAAACCGCAGAGGCCGCACACATGAGCGGCTAGCACGTTATAACTGGCAACTGATTTCTATGAGAGACAAGATCGCCGCGGAAATGGACCGCGGCCTGGAAGCCGCATAAACCCCGCTTCGGCGGCTCGCCGCATTTTGTCGTCGCGCGAGACGATTTGTTTGACGCGGCGCCCGATCGCGGCTAATCGGGCAGGATGCGAGGGCGGCCTCTAATCCTGCCCGTTTTGCTCGTGGCGTTGGTCGTAGCAAGCTCAGCGTGGGCATTGCTGCGGGGCGGCACACGAGTTGCCGGCGGCCTGGCAATTATAGATATCTTGCCACATCCGCTGACGCCGCCGGACATCGCGATCACCGACAATCTGGCGATGGGCGCGACGGTCACGACGCTTAGCTGCAAGCTCAGCGACGGGTCAATCGGCAATTGCA